GGAGAACTGAACTAGTTAAACCTGCTGACCTAAGTGGATTATCTTCTGCTGCTTCTAAACAGAGTAAAGGTTTGTTTAGTATGGCAGTTAATAAAGATAAGATATTTAATACTATGGTACAAGAGTACAAAGATGTAGGTGAGTTTAAGAATGAAGATAGTGGTAAAATAGTACAGGCACTTAAGGGTAATCTCAAGATTGACTTTAGTCAATTACCTACAGAGGTTAAGAGCCTAGATACTCAGTACGACCAAACTGCCTTTAAGTTACGTAAGTTAGATAAGACTAGTCCTACATACGAGACAGAGAAGAAGTTTCTTGAAAGTAATCTAGCTACTATTACAAAAGAAATAAATACTAAAGCTAAAGCTAAAGATACTACAGATAATAGTGCTAGTATATCTATTATGTCTTCTTTATATACAAAAAATATATCTTCTGCTGAAGACTCAGTTGGTTATAATAGTACTAATGGAACAGCAGTTAATCCAAGTACAGGAGAACTTGTAGCAGGTGATGAAGCAGTAGCTGTAAGAAATAAAGCAGTTCAAGATGCAAAGAAAGAATATTTAAAAACTCTATTAACCCCTGAAGGTATGCCTATAAATAATAATGCAAGGTTTATAGTCGAAGGACTTTTAAATGATGAGTTTAAAGAATATCAGAAGAATAAAAAAGGTGCTAAGTCAGGTGATACTACCAAACCTGAAGACATTAATGCAAAGATAAAAGAAAAGTTCCCTACTGCTGAAGAGTTTGTCAAGAATAGTTTAGGTAAGGCTAGTGCAAGAGATAACCCTGATAAAATTGTTCAAGGCATAATGAAAATTTATGGTATAGATTTTAACGAAGCTAGTAACTTAATGGATTCAGCTATTAAAAGTTTACCTAAGAAACAAGTATATGTAGACCCCACTAAACCTGTACCCAAAAAACCTACAGGTGGCTTTATGTTTGATAGTGATGAAGAAGAAAAAGCTATGGAAGAGTGGGATAAAAAATATGCTAGAACACATAATGAAGATGGTTCACCTAAAAAATAGGATAGAAATACATGGCTGAACCAGACTTATTAGACTTATATTATAATACATCTGATACTGATAAAGATACTAGTGCTGTTGAAGAGAACAAAGAAGAAGATATACTAGACTTATTCTATAGTTCTTCTGATACACAAGAAAAAGAATCAGTCGAAGAAGAAGAAGATGTATTAGATACATATTATGGTAAGTCAGAAGTGCAATCAAAAGCACCTGAAGATACTCGTACTGCTTATGAACAAGTAGAAGCACCTAAAGAAGGCACTAAGACACTAGAAGAGTTTGCTAATGACAGTAAGTTTATTGCTGATGTCAATGCATATGGTAAAGCTCGTTATGGTGATGATGGTGTACAACAAGAAGGTGAGAGTAATGAAGAGTATGTACAAAGATTCCTCACACACACAAGACAACTTGAAACTAATTCGTTAGACTTAGGTGCTCAAGTTGCATGGATGCGTGGTGCATCCGAAGAAGACAAAGCTAAGTTTGGTAGAGTATATCAAGAGATGGAACGACTTCCCTCTTTCTATGAAGAAGGTGGTGGTGATGTCTTAACTGCTGTTAGAGACTTTGGTTTGTCTGTCCTAAGTGACCCCCTCACATATATAGGCTTTGGTGCAGGTAAACTTGCATCTCTTGGTGCTCAACAGGGTATCAAGAAACTTGTGCTTGCAGGTGCAAAAGAAGAAGCCTTAAAACAATCCAAGAAAATATTTACTAAAGGTACACTCAAATCAGGTGCTGCAGTCGGTGCTGTTGAGACAGGTGTAGGTGTGTCTGCTGATATGAGATTACAAGAAATAGAACAGGAAGCAGGTATAGTAGCCAAAGGTGAAGATGGTGAAGTTGAACGTGACTTAACTAGGACTGCTCTTGTAGGTGGTCTTACAGGTCTACTTGGTATAGCAGGTGGTGTAGGTATAGGTAGACAGATAGCTAAGAAGACAGCAACTAAAGAGATAGCTAAAGAAGAATTAGCTGAAAAACTAGCAGAAGAAGGTACAGAAGAAGTAGGATTAGAGCTATCTGAAGAAGCGATAAAAAGAGTAAATAAACAGAACTTTAAGTTTGATGTTAATGAAGGATACAAAGTATATGATAAACTTAATCCTGATTATGACATAGGTAAATTAACAGACACCAAGATAAAGAAAGATGTACAGAATAGAGTAGGTCAGATAGGTGTACAATTATTAGAAGAGATAGAACGTTCAGGTAAATTTAAAGACTTACCCAAAGAGATACTTGCAGAAAAACAAGTTACTAAATTTGTAGGTAGGCTTCTTGTAGAACAGGGTGATATTATTGATGATGATGTACTAGACAGTGCTATCAGTAGGTCAGGTTTATCTATGGAACAGTTTACTCAAGCTCTTAATGCAGGACAGAATGAAGCAGGTAGTATTCTTGGTGGCTTTGGTAGGGCAGGTAAAGTATTTAAACGTTTAAAAGAATTAGACCCAGAGTTTCAAAAGAGATGGGAAAAACTATATGGCATAGAGAGTGAGACTCTTGGATTTATGGGTAAAGCTTATGATGTAATGCAAAAGCTAGACCGAAACCGTAGAGCTTTAATGGTTACACAATTATCTACTACTATCCGTAACGTGGCTACAGGTGGTATGAGAATGACTATGGAGATGGGTGCAAACGCAATAGAAACTACTCTGTATCATTTTGGTAAGGCTACCTCTGCTCTGTTAAGAGGTGAAGCTAGTGTTCAAGGTATAAAGAATGGCTTACGTGATATGAGTAAAGATGCCTTTGGCACACTTGCGTTTATATCAGATTCAGGACAGACAAAAGAAATATCAGAAGCTCTATTAAAGCATAACCCTAGATTGTGGAGACAGATAGATAGGTCTTTACAAGAGGTGGGTGCAGATAATAGTGATGACCTTTGGAGATTCTCCAAGTGGGCAAACACTTTAAACATGGCACAGGATAGATTCTTTAGACGTGCTGTATTCTCTGCTTCTGTAGACAAACAGATAAGAAGAACAGGACTAAAAGGTTTAGGTGGTGAAGATAGTGCAGGTGTAGCAGAAGCATTAGCCACAGGTAAATCAGTACCTGCTAGTGTATTAAAACAAGCAACCGAAGATGCATTATCTTTTACATTTTCTCGTATGCCTAAAGCATCTAAGGGTAAGATAGGCGATAGTATTGCTCATTACTTCATAAAGTTTAATGAATCACTAGGACCTATTCCCGGACCTGTAGGTACTGCAGCATTTCCTTTTGCTAGGTTCATGGCTAATGCTATGCAGTTTCAGTTTAGTTATAGTCCATTAAGTATACCTGCCGCGGCTTTTAACACTGTTGGTGGTGCAACCAAGTATATAAAGAAAGCTATCACAGGTAAGCCTGTAGAAGGTGCTGAAGCACAAATGAGATTAGCTAGAGAACAATTCTCAAAAGCTACTGTAGGTAGTGCGGCTCTTATGGCTGCTATAAAGTATAGAATAGATAACCCTGATGTTAAGTGGTATGAAGGACAGAAAGATGATGGTAGAACTGTAGACTTAAGACCATTCTTTCCTATCACACCTTATCTAGCAGTGGCTGATGTCATAGTAAGATTAGGCGAAGGCAGAGAAATAGATACTAAACAGTTAATAGAAGGACTAACAGGTTCTCAGTTTAGAGCAGGTGCTAGTTCATATATGATTGATTCAGCCTTTGAATTTCTACGTGAAGATGATGGTAATAATATACAGCAAGAGAAACTAGCAGAGTTCTTTGGTGGATATGTAGGTGAAATCTTTGGTGCGTTTGCTACACCAGCAAGAGTAGTTAAGGATATAAATGCCGCCTTTAATAAAGAGGGTGCTACTGTAAAAGACTCTAGACAAGTAGAAGGTAGTGGTGCATTAGAACGTGGATTAAGTTCAGCGACTAATGCCTTCCAAAGGAATATACCTTTCCTTGATTCAACTTTACCTGCATTACAAAGTCCTACGCAAGAGGGTGATGTAATACAACAAGACCCTCTAAGAACACAGTTAACAGGTCAAAAGCTTACAGCTAAAAGAAGTGATGTACAGAAAGAATTAGTTAAACATGGATACGAGGATTATCAAATTGTACCTACATCAGGTGATAAGGTAGCTGATGCGTATATTAAAAAGTATATGGGTAAGTATGTAGAACAAAACCTAGCTAAAGAAATAAACTCAGCTAGTTATAAAAAATTATCTAGGGTTAAACAGGAAGCTGCTATCAAGAATAAACTAAGTAGATATAGAAAGATAGCTAAGATGTTAGGTGAGCAAGAAGCAAGAAGTGATAACGTACTTGGTAAATCTTTCACTGCTTTTGACAGAGCACAGTGGACAAGAACATCTAGTGTAGCTAGAAAATTAGCTGATGAGTATTACAAATCAAAGTATGGTAAGTCTGTCGCTGAAATGCAGAAGGATGAACCTGAAAGAAATCACTATCGTTTAGGTAAATTGATAGGCAATAGTTTAAGTACTGCCTATCGTTAATACTATCTATTGTCTCCTGAACCTGCGAGTGTACCACGTACTTTCCTATCATGTAACTTCTCTAAGTTTTTTTTCATAATAGTATTTAAACTGACACCCAACTCACTAGCTAATACAGCACAGTACCAAAGAACATCGCCTATCTCATAGGCTATGGCTTCTTTGTTTCCTTTGCCATCACGTATTATCTTCTTAACTTTACCTGCTACCTCACCTGCTTCACTTGTCAAGCCTAGAGCTAAATACTCTAAGGCTTTTTCTTTTGGAAAGATAGCTGTGTTATTTGCTCGTGCTTCATAAAAGTCAGCAGTCATTACCTCTGCTATGACTAGATTATCCTGCATGAACTTCTTTGCTTCTTCTTCTATTCTCAACATCCCTCACCTTCTTTAGTTGCTGTGCATATGCTGAATTATAACCCCTTTGCCATTCTCTATACTGCATAGTATTTATATTGTATGGACTTTCTGTTGCTATAATTCTTGCTCCATTAATATTTCTTACGTACTGCTTTCCTTTAAACGCATTAAATCCTCTATCGAATTGTATTCTTAGAGGTGCATCATACTTACTTAGATTTGGATTCCTTTTTTTCTTCTGCTTCATTGGATTCTCTCCTTTCAAAATACTTTAATATTATATTAAGTTTATCATCTGCTGTAGCTACTGCATCTAACTCGGCATCAATAGCTTGTTGGATATCTTGATGTTCTCCTATCCCCACTGACCTAGTTAATAGTATCTCTACGTTTGATATATGTTTATTTATAAGTCCAACATAATAAGACTTTGCCGCATTTAATAGCATCTCTCTCATTAACTCTCTCCTTTAAATGTTTTTAAAACGTCAGATGAAAATAACTTATCAAGTTTTAGTAAGTACATTCTTGATGCGTTATGGTCTCCACCTGATACACTTCTCTTGTAATCTAATCCATCAATTAGCTTCTTGAGATTATCTACACTAAATACTAGTGTGCAGAATACGTCTTTACCTATGCATAAATTATGAAACCAATAGTCTGCTTCTGTTGCATTGATACCACTAGGCTTTCCATATGACTGATACTCTATAGCTATGTTACCTGTCTTTTGCCACTTATCTCTTTCACTTTTTACTTCTATCTTTTTATCCTGTAACATATCTGCTACAAGTTGTTCTCTTACTTTACCATATTCTAGGTCAATGTCAAACTTCTTTCTGTTCTCTTTACTTGGTGCTAGGTTTTCCATGTGCAACTCCTTTCGCTTTGGGTTTAAGATGTAATAGTTCCCTTATGTGTAGCTTCCTACCCTTGAAGAAAACAATTAAGTTTATTGTTGTATTTATGGTGATGGCAATGAGTAACCACCACTGCCACCATATTAGTTGTATTGTATTTTCTAACATTAACTAGCCTGTATGTCAACCATCTCACACGCATCTGCTGTGCAAGCTAATTCCCTTCCACCACTAGTAGTGTCTTCCTTCTCATAATCTGCCAACTTAGACCAATCAATAGACTCAGGCATCTTCTTGTATGCTTGCTCATACTCTTCACCTGTTATGTCTTGATATGGTGCTTGAGCATATGTATGGTCACTAAATGGCAGGAAAGATATACCTGATACCTCATCAAAGTTATCATATACCCATGCTCCTACCTTCATCCACTCATCTTCCTTAACAGATACAGTAACAGAAGGCTTGTGTTCACACCAATGTCTTTGGAACATAAGCCAATACTCTAGCTGTTCAATAGCTGACATAGCTGTTCTAGTTATAGCACCTGAAGGTGACTTCATAGGAAAGCTGAACACAGTTGTGCTATCAGGCTTCATAACATCAGGCTCACTAGGTATGCCACTATCTTTCATAAACTGTGTGAGTGGGTCTTTGTTATCGCCACGTACAGTCCTAACATAATAATCACTGTGTCTAGCATGTATACCTGAAGCACTATCAACTAATTGACTAACTGTTCCACTAGGTTTGACACAAGTAATTGCAGTTGACTGTGGTATGCCCAAATCTTTAGCAAACTTTTTATTAGTTTCCACTGCTACCTCTCTTAATATTAAGAGTATTTCTTCTGTCCATATAGGGCAATCAAGAATACCTGTTAGGGAAACTCCTAATAATCTTTCTTCTTCTGTATTATCCTTCCATACCTTACGTAAGTATTTAAAGTTAGTAAGAGTAGACTGAAATGTACCAAGTATAGTAGCCATACGAACCTTTTCCTTTAGTGATACTAAGTCATCTGTAGCTCTACAGACTACCTCAGTAAGGTTACAGAATTGATAAGGTCTAAGTATAATCTCACTACATGGATTACAACCAAAATAGTGGTCAGCATTGCGTCTACCATTCTCAAGTGCCTTAACTTTAGAGGCTTGTCTATTAAAGATACCACGTTCACCTGACTTGGATTCATATAAAGATGTCCACTCTCGCATGAATGTGCCCATCTCAGGCTTACCCTTGAAGGCTACAGAGTTATTAGCTAATGCTCTCTGTCCTTCATTCTCCCACCATTGACCTGACTTGGCATGTCTCATCTGGTCATCGCCTAAGTTGGATAGGGATATAAGTGCAGACCTACGTACTCCACCTACGACTACAACCTCACCAATCTTGCACATAATATCATGGCACTCAATAGGAAACAATCTCCTACCTTTAGCACCCTTGAACTTCTGTATACAAAAATGAAATAATTCTACTAATGGTGCAGGTCCTGATGCTCTACCACCAAATGTTTTTAGTCTAGCACCTGCTGGTCTTACCTGTGATACATCCCAAGTAGGTACTTGTCCTACGTATAACATAGCTATAAGTTCTCTCAATGCTTTTGCCCAACCGGGTCGGCTGTCACCTACAGTGATGATAGTAGTGCTGTCCTCAAAGTGTTCATTGACTATGGGTAGCTTATCTACATTTTCTCTTTCAACAGAAAAGCCTACACCTGTGCCACACATAAGTATGTACATACATTCATCGAATGAACGTGGACTATCTACAGGTATGTAGCTACAGTTATATCCACCAACATGACACCTATCCAAAGCAGGACCTGCTGTCATTAAGGCTCTCATACTAGGCATGACACCTAAACTAGTTATCTTATCTGTGAGTTTTTCTTTTAAGGCTTTAGTTATATTGTATGAATAGTTTTTTTGTAAATGATTATCCATGTAATCAAAGTATCTATCCACAGTTTCTCCCCAAGTTTCTCTTCTTTGCTCATCATCTTTCCACCTTGCATAGCGAGAGAGTGCTATGAAGTTTTGATAATCTGTCGGTAAGTAATTATTTATCATTTTCTACTCCATTGTTACTTTCATATGTTTTATCTTTACACCCTCTAAATCATGGTATAATTCTCGTGTATAATCTTCAAAATCTTCTGTTACATCTCCATCAGAAGGAATAGGATACTCTTCAGGGTCTACATTTAGGGTAATCATTATCTTTACTCTAATCATCATGCGTTACCCTCGGTGTCTGTATTAAATGACAGATATACAACGTTGTCATCTTTATCTACTACTTTAGCTTTTTCTTTTGAGTTTATATTCTCATACTCATCAGCCTTTGCCTCTAACTTATCTCTTACATAATCATCTTCTTCCATGACAGGTATAGAAGAACATATAGTTCTGCAAAAAGACATGAGAGAATAAAAGTCATCATCATTCAATGGGTTCTCATGAGATGACATAATAGTTACATCCACTTGACCTGTCCATAACCTTCTAGGGTCTAGTTGTGGTCTAACACTAATTAGAAAATCTTCAGGTCTCATACTTCTTCTAAATTCTTTCATTTTTTTACTCTCCTCTTAGGTTTAGTCTTATATCTTCTTACGATTTTAGCACCTTTAAATTTTATAAATTTAGGATGTTTGTTTTTACCCTTTTCTTTCAACCAATCTTCAGGTATTATTCTATCGTAGTATCTAAAACCGTGTTTATCACACCATTGACCATAAGAAGATTTAGCACCCTTTTGCAACTTATTTTTACTATTTGTAAATACAAATCGTATATCCAAATCAGGGTGCTGTTTTTTTATAGCTACATGTTTCTTTCTATCTGATGCTAAAAATCTACCTTTAGTTTCTATTATTATACCATTATTCAATATAAAATCAGGGGTATAGGTTCGGTATGTTAAATCTTCCCATTCAATCTTAATACTTTCATAATCGTATTTGTATTTGATTGTATCAAGTGACATAGAAATATTAAGTTCTAAACCACTCCTATACCCATGCTTTATAGCATCTCTATGTACTTTGTGAGGAGACACTTAGAAGTTTCGCCACGTTATACCTGTAAACGGACTGTAGGAAGTGCTGTATCCTAAGTTCTTTAGTTCTTCCTTGACAGCATCCTCTGCTACTTTTCTAGCCTCTATAGCACTACGCAAACCTTCAGTACGTATTTCACGATACTGTTTTTTAGCCTCTGCTAGTTGCTTTTCCATTTCCTGTATTTCTTCTTTTAATTCATCCATTGACTTACTCATGCTTTTCTCCTTTCTAATTTTACATACTGAACCATTTTAGGTTCTTTAGCTTGAGACATCTGTGAAGGTAACTCTTCGAGAGTTTCCCAACAGTCTTGTCTGTATGAACAAAATGTACAGTTTTTACTTAAAACCATGTTACCTGTAGGTTTACCTCTAAAAGTTTCAGGCTCAGGTTCAAAGCATCGTACTAACTTATCTGACTCTGCAGACTTTATATTCTTTTTTATTTTATCAATCTCTTTGTTCATCTCTATGTAAGCAGGAACATATTTAAATTGACCATTAGCTTTGTTGACAACCCACCAACCACCTGCCTTTTTATTAGAGGCTTTTGCATAACCTGCGAGTTGTCCTACGTAACCAAAGCTATCGCCTGAATGTAAAGTCTCGTAAGAATCAAACTTATATTTGTATGACCAATCAGATGCTGACTTAATATCGTCAACTGCATCATTCATAACTAAATCATACGTACCTGATATAGTGTTATTTTTATCAATGTCAAGAGATACAGTATCACTATCTTCAAAGTCTACTTTAGCTGACCTAAGAATGGCTTTGAACACAGCCTCAACTATATCTCCTATCATCATATTCATAACAAATGTAGTAGGTCTAGGTATCGCTGTCTCAGGTTTATTCTTCTCATACCATAGCTGACAAGAGGGTCTACCAATATTTGACATGCGAAACCTAAAAGTACTATCTCTTTTAGAGTTGAACTGACGATTCAGAGCATCCTTGATATCAGATGCTACCTGCTCAATAGTCTCAGGACTCATAGCAGTTTCACCCTTACTAGCATTTTGTAAGTATTGATGAATCATCATTTCAGCAGGATGGTTCATTAAGCTACCTCATCATCTATATCTATGAACTCATCAACAGTTTGCATATCATCTTTACTGATATCATCCTTTGCTTTCATATCCCACTCATTGATTATATATGAATTGTAGTTTTCAATCCAAGCAATGAAATTAGAAAACATCTCTTGGTCTTTGTCATCAAGAGTGACAGCATTAATCAAGTCAAGACTAGCTGTAGGTAGATAAAAAGAATTACCATTAGGTAGCTTTCTTTCTTCCGTATTCAAAGATATGTTATGCTGAACAGGTAACTTCTTCATCTGTGCCAACTTAGCAAAAGGAATACCTAAAGTCTTGAAGGCATCTCTATTATCTATCTCCCATATAAAAGGATGGGAACTTGTATCTATAGAGTTACCTCTCTCATCTGTTGGTTTATCTAACTCGATAGTACCAAAGATAACACGAACACGTTTGATTTGCTTTATTAAGTCTTGTGTGGCTACAGGTAAAGCCTGAAAGTCTTTTATCCAACCTGAAGGTTTACCACAATTAAAACCACCCTGATTATCTTTCAAATCTATATTAAGATTATCAGCCATAATAGTCTTATGATAAATACCCATAGGGTCTCCTGCCTTTGCAGACATATTCTTAACAAATCTTTTGTACATAAATCTTTGTACAAATGGTCTTATCTTGGCTGACTTAGAGTAGAATATATTCTCGTCAGGAACATCTAACTTGTATGTTCCCCCTTCTACTACTTCCACATTAACATTCTTACCTTTGACTTCTGCCTCACCCATAATAGGTGAGTGATTAATCTTTAATCTAGGAAGATTGTTTGTCTTCCCATCACTGCTACTGCCCTCGTTAGCAATACCCATTGCCTTAGCCATAGCACTATAATTGTTTGTATCTATTGTAACTAAATTACTCATATGTAATTCTCCTTTCTAAAAGTTTTATTGTTATATCACAAAACGTCTTTGGTGTCAAGCCAATTATTACCTATTTTTGCCTCTAGTAATAATGGAACATTCAAAGATATTGCAAACTGTTGCTCTATAAGAGCCTTCATGGTATTATTTATATTTTTTATAAGAGAGATAACAGTATCTATCTCATTTGGGTGTACATCAATTACGATAGAATCGTGTACACTATTTACAACTTTAGACTGTAATACTTCTAACTCCTTAGCTATGTGTGTAAGTATGAGAGGTACAATATCAGCAGTAGCAAATGATTGTACAGGATAGTTCTTTATCTGCGTGAAGTGCGAGACAGAACCATCTCTGCGTCTGACTACATCAGGAAAACTAAACTCTCTGCCTGATGGTATTCTAACTTTACCTGTATTCATAACCTCTTTAGCCAATTTGGAGTGCCATAGTGCGATTCCTTTGTACTTTTGCGTGAAGTGTTTGTAATATGTAGCCTGAGAAGGTGTCCTTCCAAATCCTGTTGCTCCATACAAGGGAGCAAACGTGTGTGCCTTCGCCTCTTGCCTAGATGTTTTTTCACCTGCATCACTAATAACACGAGCAGTATAACTATGCACATCAAATCCATCTTCTATCTCCTTCATGGCAGTTTTATCTTGTGACAGGTATGCTGATACTCTAAACTCTAACTGTGCAAAGTCTGCCTCAAGTATCTGACCACCCTTCCAACGTGATACAAATACTCTTTTCACAGGGAATGTACCACCTCTAGGCATATTCTGCATGTTAGGGTCAGCACCACTAAATCTACCTGTGGCAGTTCGGTGCTGTAACAACCTAACATGTAGCTTACCATCAGGCTTGATGTGTGTGTTGATACCTTCAACAAAAGATGAAAGGTATGTATCAAGTGCTGATAGTCTCTGCAAGTCTGTGAGAAAGTTCATTGCGTCTGTCATATTCTTTTGCTTGGCTATACCATGCAACAAAGCTAAATTAGTTTTGTTTACACTAAAACCATTGGCACTTATCCATTTAGCAGTAGGAGCATTAAACTTTAATCCTGCAATAGTTTGCATAGGTACAAATAAATAACCAACAGCATCACAGTCACTACACTTGGTAGGTTTAGTAAATGGTGTACCATCTTTCCTAGTCTTTCTGTAATATCCTGTGCCCTGACAACTTTGACACTGCTGTGCTCTTGTCTTATATACAACATCAGAGTTTTGCTGTATTGTGTGCTTATAGTCAACCTTATCCATGTAGGGTGTAAAGCTATTTGCCCACATAGTCTTGTCGTGTGGCTTTCTACTGTATATAACCCAAGACATCTGCTCAGGACTATTAAGATTGATAGGTGTATCTCCCATCAACTGCTTTACTTGTTTATTTAAACGTATCTCTATGTCTGACTTCTCTTTCTCAAACTCACTACGAACTTCATCCAACTTATCCTTATCTACATGAAATCCATTCTGATATATTCTAGCTAGAGTGATTGCAACCTTATTTGTAAGGACAACTGTATCCATCAAACTTGCATACTCTATAGTATTTAGCTTTCTATATATGACATCAGATAACTCTTGGGTAGCACGTAAATCTGCAGACAGATATTCTGCTAACTCTTGTGGTGGTATCTCATCAATAGGAACTTTGTTAGCAAAGTATTCCTTCATGGTATCTTGCTTTTTAGTATCTAAGTCATATCTAATAGCACATGCCTCAAGTGATAAAGGTTGTTTGTTACCTCTCTGCAATACATACTCGCCAAGCATTGTGTCAAAAACAGAACCATTGTATGTAAAGCCACACTCCCACAACCACAGTAGGTCGTGTACAATATTGTGTCCTATAAGGATGGTAGCATCATCTAGTAACTTTTGTACTCCATCAAAGTCATCCCTAAACAAATACTCCTCGCCTCTATCAGTTAGACATCCAACCATCACTAGCTTATTACTAGACTCAAAGGGGTCAAGATGCAACTTACCATCTCTATGTGTAACTGTATTTTCTACATCAAGAGTTAACTTCATGCCTCATACCTCGCTGTTATATAATCTAATTCGCAATGGACTGTGCCATGCCAACCTGTCAACTTATTCTTGACTACGTTTAAGTGTCTCTGTGCATCTTCTTCGTCTTGCCCTTCTACTTGTGGATTCTTGGCTATCAATATCATCAAGTCAGCCTCGGCAGCCTTACCTGTACGACTACCTTCCATCATAGCTTGATTAAGAATCACTTTACCCTCTGCCTCTGCTGACAACTGCGACATGTATAGTACAGCACAGTTGTATGTCTTGGCTATCTGCCTTGCGTGTATGGCATTAGCTTTCAATGCCTCATCATGCCTTGCAAATCCTGCAGTGGTAGCAAACTTATCTCCCATGTCAAGTACAAGTATATCAGGCTTTTCTGCTTTGCAGACACTTTCAACCCAAGCCATGTCTCTGTTTGATGCATCTCTAATCCTAATGTTCTCAAACACAGGCTTGTACTTTTGTAATGCTGTCTCTTTATTCTTTGTAATCTCACTAATCTTCATACCTGTAGATGCAGTCAGATAACGTACACCAACTCTGTGATAACTTTCTTCATTACAGAGTATAATACACTTTGCACCTTGATGAGCAAATCCATTTGGACTAGCAATCAAACTTGCATGGAAAGATGTCTTACCTGTATTAGGTCTAGCACCTATCTCAATAAGATGACCTGCATTGATGCCATCAACTTTACGTGTGAGGCTTGGTATATTAAATGACCATCTAGCCTCTAGGTCGTTCTTCTCAAGTAGAGTATCAATAGTAATGTCATCCCACTCAATATTAAGATTGGGTGTGAAGTCATCAGCATATAACTCAAGAATATTTCTAAGGGGTTCAAGAGAGGACTTAGCACCATTAACGTAATCAAAACCAAGATTGGCAATATCCTCGCCAACAACTTGCTGAAATAACTTAGACAATACTTCTTGTGCAATGTCTTCTCCAAGTGGTACTTCCTTCTTTATTGTATTAAACAGTGATGAGTAAGCCTGCTTTTGTGCAGTAGTCATAGATGCATTATTTGCTAGAAACAAAGCCTCTATCTCATCAGGGGTGACTGTTCTCTCATATTTATTGATTGCTTGGTCAAGTGCCTGTTTAATCTTACGGACATCTTTGCTAAACAATCTGTCAGGACACTTTGCACCTCTATGTGCATCATAGAATGGCTTGTCCATCAAACTTCGTATTAATGATAATTCCATGTTTGTTACTCCTTTGGGGTTAATAATTCTAATTGTTTGTAATCTTCTTCTTTCCTATATTTTAAATCGTCTTGTACTCGTAGTACCTTAACATCATTCACATGA